CTCCAGGACCCCAGTGAACTCCAGGAGTTGCACCAGAAAGAATTGAAACTGATCCTGATGGCTTAACTGTTGTTACACGAATTGATTCACGAACGCATAGCCATTCTGAATAGGAGTGATCGTATTTACGAATTGTTGTATATCCTTCATCCATCCACTCACGAACAACTGGCAAACCATTCTGATCTGCAAATGATGCAATGCCAGTAAGGGATGTACCAATACGACGGTTGCGTTGCATGATACCGTTTGTTTGTGGCCAATGTGTTGGAACAAGTGTTACAGTCTTTCCATATAGGTATGCAAACTTCAGGGTACGCAGGAAGTCTTCCTTAGATTCATGACGATTTAAGTGCACTTCTACAAGCGTACATAATTCGTATGATTCTAATGGCTGCTCCGCACATGGGTTAAATCCCATCACACGATAATCCTTACCGTCTGGCGCATCCTTTAGTCGTCCATAATTACGGGCAACATCAAGCCAGATAAAACCTGGCTCTCCGTTTTCTGTAATTAAATCTACATAGTCTTCGTACTTTGTTCCTACTTCTGCTGAAATAGAATTATTAGACATCCAAGCCCAGCCTGGATTTTCTGGATCAAATGAGTTACGCTCTGGAAATAGTTCTGAATTCTTTAGATTCATAAATGTTTCATCCCCAGCATTTCCCAAAGCAAGAGTTGCTGAGCGTCTTACGTTACCTGATACCACACAGGTACCGATAAGGTTTACCAAGTCTACGATAGCACGAGAGTCTAGTGTTTCACCCGCTCTGGAGCCGATTACACGGTCTATATGGTCGTGTAACTTGATAAGGGGTGCAGGTCCTGATGCAACGCCTCCAAAGCCCTTAATAGGGGCTCCTAGAGGTCTGATCAAGTCGTAGTTAAATTTCTGAATACTTTGGTTTGATCTGAGATATGAGTTGATAAGAAGTCTAACTGACTCGACCCATCCTTCACGAGTGTCTGGGATTTCGAACACCTGTTCAGGTTCTGTTGGGGCATAGATTGAGAAATTCTTATCCTGTCCTACTGTATCAAACCCTACACCAATTCCAAGCATAAGGGCGTCCATAACCCAAGCAAATAGGGCTCCTGGATCGTTCTTGTCAAGGTCCTTTGTAGATACCATTGCACAGTTTTGAAGCGCTGCTGAGTTCTTCTTCTCCATAGTCATAGGGGTTCCAAATGCCCACATACCGCGACCTGGTGGAGTCCACTTTAATTCAAACATTCTTTGGAATGCTTCTTGTGCAGACTTCTGAGCCTTGTAGTCATTCCAAGGCAACCGATTTTCTTTAGCATGATTCTTTTGTACTGAATACATACCCTCGATTACACGCCGACAAACCTCATGCCATCTTTCTTTAGTTCCATCTTCCTTCATACGGGAGTAAGTACGAATAAAAGTAATTTCTCCAAGTGAATTTTCTGCTGCATCCTTAAACCCAAATGGGCTTTCTTGGTTTTTGTACTTTTCTACGAAGTCCTCTGGAAGTTTAAAACTAAAAAAATCTGACATGTGTATCGTCCTTTCAAAAACGGAATAGTCTTAAGTATAGCAGAGTTTTATAAAAAGCAAAACTCTCAATGTGTTCTCAATAGTTATGCTTAAGAAAAGTTCTTTTTTTCCCAGGCTATATTACGATAACCATTTGGGAAAAAAGCATTTTTACGTCTTCTTTGGTCCATAACCTGTTCTGCATTGTGATCTACTCCAAGGCTCATTTTCCAAGATTCTCTTTTAAAAGGAATAACCTGCAATATTGGAGTTCCCTTTTTTATAACTCCTTCAAAATTTTTTTCTAAAAAGAATACATTTCTTGAAGCAGGAAGAAATTTATCTGTATCTATTACTGCTTCTACTGCTCTTATTGGAATATTTGATTGATGTATTGGGGACGTAAATAATGTGCTGTATCCTTCAGGAGTTTTTGTCATCCACATAGGCATAATCCTAAGTAAGTTGTCTACATAGATATTAGGTTTAGATGGATAGTGAGATACTTGTTCTGAAGAATGCCAACTAATTAATATGTCCTTTATACTAGAAAACTCTTCATCCACACTCCACTCAACTTGTTCATTTTTAGTATTGATATATAGATCAACTGGCATAAGAAACAAATAGCCCATAGTCATTGCATCAAAGATTGGCAAACATTTTTTTATGGTTAGGTTTTCATTTCGGTCTTCACCCTCTTTGCTAAAAGATGAAGGTTGTGCCTTGTACCAAGATGGTGCTGTTTCTTGTGCAGATATTGGAGGTGGAAAAGAAAAGTTGACCTGAGAATGTCTTAATGGCAATTCAATAAACTCTATTATATTTTCTGACATTTATAGGATCCTTTCAAAAACGAAACAGTTTAAGTATAGCAGAGTTTTGAAAAAGCAAAACCCTAAAACTTTTGACTAGACTTTTATTTAATTAATTTTTTTGCCATTCTTCTTTTTGAATAGCCTGCTGCCTTCTAACTTCTTTTTCTTCTTCGTCCCACCTGTCTAAAGTTTCCTGACTATATGAGGCATCTTCGTAATCCCAGAAAGAAACCATGGTATATCTTGTTCCATCTAATATTTCACTTACGCCGTGTATATTTTCTAATCCTCCTGGAAAAACATAATATGAGTAAGCGTTTGGCTTAAATGAAAGATACGGATCTTTCCATATTGGAACTACCTTTCCATACATATCAAGATTTTCAGATTTTTCATCGCTCTCTTCAACAAAAAACAAATTGCCTCCAGAATAATTATCATTTAAATATAAAATACCAACATACTTGTTAATCTCAAAAGCATTTGGATTTCCTTCAAAGTCAGAGTTATCTGAATGGGGTGAGGCAAATCCTCCAACATCCCACTTTTGTGCATGAGAGGTATTTGCTTTAACTTTTCTATCAAAGACTAATTCAACAGCATCTTTAAACTTTTCTCTCAAATCTTCAAAAAAATTATTGGTTAGTCCATTTTCTATTAATGTTGGATCATTTGGAGATAATCCCATTCCAGAAGAACCATAAAACGCTATGTCTCCCCAATTATCTCCTTTTGACTCAACATAGGATATGATTCCTTCTGCTGTCTCTTTATCTACAAAGTTTGGAATTTCTACAATTCTATTATCTGTTATTCCAAGAACACCCTTAGTGTTTTTTTCATCTTTTAAGTATATAAAATTTTTTTTGTCTAAGTTATCAATTATCATTGATTTTCTCCTTATGGGATAGTATAGTAAAAAAGAATGGAATAACATATCTGATTCCACTTTTAATTTCACTAACACCGTGAATATAGTTCATGTCTCCTGGGAAAAAATATGCAGACCCTGCTTTTGGTTTAAAACTGACATCTTGATTTGGAAAATATAACTCTCCGCCCTCATAATCATTATTTAAATAAAACAGTCCAGCAATATCGTACCAAGGAAAATCATTAGGCTTTCCAGCATTTTCGCCTTCGTGTAACTCTTTATCTGCATGTGGTCTTTGTAGTTGGCCAGGTAGCCAACGAACAATTGCAGTACTAGTTGGAAAAGCATCTACACTAAAAAAATCATCTACTTCTTTTTTTAATCTTTTTTGTAAAACCACTATGGCTGGATTAATTCTTGTATCTTTTTTATCTAAAGTAAGTTGAGTTGCTACTCTATCGTCCCAATATTTTGAGTCATATATAACAGTTCCTTCTTCATTATAGTGTGTTTCAGTTATATCCCATTCAGTTATATCTCTTGCTTGACTTGATAAAAACTGTAACTCTTCTTCTGTCATAAAGTTATCTCTTGACTGTATCATAGACTTATCGGATCCAAAATGTCCAGACTTTGTTATAGATACCCTCTCGCTTGGACCATTATTAGAAAATTCACTATTGTTCATAAAATTATTATACCAGTATATCTACTCATACTTTCTTGGCTCCCAAACATTATTCTTGTATATTCCTCCGTCTGGTTTTCTATAGATACTTGCATTTTCCATTGCCTGCTTCATTAATTCCATTGCATCATTTTCTTCTATAATATCAGAAACCCAATTCTCTCTTTTAAATGGGATAAGTTGTGTATATGGTGTTCCTGCTGGAATAACACCTTCAAAACCTTCTTGAATAAAAAATGGCAAAGATCCAGGAAGATGAACCTTATCATTATCTATAATTCCACTAGTAACTAAGAACGGCAACTCAAACCTATTAAACGGTTGAGAGTATAGAGCGCTGTAACCTTCTGGAAGTTTTATCTGCCAATCACATGTAAGTGCAAAGTGTTCTTTATAGTATCCATGAGGATGCTCAAACTGTGCCATCTCTTCTCTTACCTGAATAAAATCTTGATACTTTTTATTCAATACCCTGTGTTTTAGGCCAGACTCTGTCATATAAAACTCAATATCACATGGGGTGTTAAGCGAATATCCAGTCCCCATTATGTCAAATATTGCTGGGCAGGCTTTCCATGTAGGAATTTTTCCATTGTCTGGACCTATAACAAAACTTTCATCTACAGTAGACTTTAGAAATCTGTCAGCCTTTCTAAACCAATCTGGTATAGTTTTTATTATTGGCCTTGGAACAGAGTTGCTATCTTTTGATAACCATATCTTATTTGCTGTAAATGTTATTTTGTTGATATCCAATTATATACTTCTTTCATCTTTAATAGATAGTTTTATGCTTTTTAGTTCATGACTACCTGTTTTTTCTCCAAGGTGATTTACGGCATCCCTATAGAAGTTTGTCCAAGATCCAGATTGCGTTATTTCTGCAGATCTTGATCCATAGTCAGACAGTTTTGTGTGAAATTCATTCCCAAAATTTTCTGTTTTTAATACAAAAACAGTATCCTGAATAGATTTTAGACTTATCGGAAGTATTGAAACAATTGGAGTATTTGCAGGTATTGTGATAACCTCATTTGCTTTTGTTATTTTCCAGGCATATGGTATTGGTGGAGATAAAACAGAAGTATTTATGATTGTTGTAAACCCTTGAACACCGTCAATAAACTGGTTTGGAACTGGCATAAGCAAGACGCTAACGCTTTCTTTTGTTCTAAGCCAAAGACCAGTCTCAAAACTTATTGTTGCGTTTGCTCTGTTAGTAGAAACAAACCTTTCTCCAGAAAGAACCTTTACATGCCCTTGCTCAGAACTATCATTTCCATCCCAGATAAAAGATATATCTTCAGGAAAAGAAAATGTCCAGCCAAGTGTGTTTGAAAGAGATACTGGCAAACACCTGTACGCATGCTTTTCAAATGTTTTATCCATCCAGTCTCTATTAGGTGGAAGTGTTGAAAAGTTTATGTGAGCATTACCTGACTGGTAAATCTCTATCTCCAACTTAGTCTCCAGTTTCTTGGAACATTTCTGGTCTATGGTACTTTGCACTGTGGTCAAGCATAGTAACAATAGAATACTTTGTTCCTGAATGAACTGGCATCGCTCTATGACTATACATGTA